TTTTGTTAGTGACGTAATAGATGTAGGCAGGGCGGCTGTTTCTGCATACCAAGGTGACTGGGGTACTGCACTAATGAGTGGGGTAGCTGCAATACCCTATGCAGGTGAAAGCCTAAAGGCTGGCATGAAGTCATTGAAGAAAGTAGATGCGGATACAAAAGAGGAATGGCAAAAACTAAACAAAGTAAAACAACGGCAGGAGCAACTACCTGAGTTAAAACAGTCAGCGCAGGATAAGGTAGAAGGCAAGATAGATACAGCACAGCATCAAGCTAATGTAGATGCGGCTCTACCTGTGAAGTTAATAACGGAAGTTCCCCCAGTACCTACACATAAAGAAATGGGTTTTGCACTAACAGACAACAAAGTAGAAGCTGGCTTAGTAGGCAAGACACGCAGTATAAAGCAGGGGGAACAAGTATCTACACGATTAGATATACCTGCTTATGATAACTATGATACTTGGGTAGTAAGTGTACACTTTCCTGATAAGGGTACAAAGAACGCCTATGCAAAGACCGCTTCACTTAAAGATGTTACCTTTGCTGCACCCCCTAGAGGTGGTTACAAAATATCTCAGGGTACTGGTAAAGCCCCCATAGCTATGATGGGAGGTAAGTGGCAGGACATTGACCCTAAGAAGGTACAAGAACAGGCTAAGTCTGCATTGAATAGTGACGAGTGGGTTCAAGTAGGATACAACCCCTTTAGGCACAGCTACTTCTATGGCAAAGTTGCAAAGAAACCTGTTGTGTCTGCCACAGAATTGATACAAGTAGGGCCATTAGTTCTTGCTAGGGGTGTTAAATACGCTGACCCTGATGATGCTAGATTTCTAGTAGGGGATACAGGTAAGACATTCAACAAAGGAGGATTAGTAGATGATGCAACTCAGGCACTTAACCTGCACATTGGCGGTGATGTTGGGCATACTCATGATAAAAAAGAAAGTACCCCTGAGGGAGTTTATGTAAATAAAGGGGACACATACTCCAAGCTATCTAGGGTTACGGGTATACCTGTGGATGCATGGCTGGAGCAGAGTAAGGGTAGTACAGACTTATATGAAGGTCAGCTTATACCTTATCCTGCAGGGTATGAAGAGGTTAGCAGTGAAGAAGTTAAGATGTCTCCTGCTATGGAAAAGTTATTGGCTAGTAAGCAGAGTACTGCTATGAGCAAACAGCTACTTTCTAATAATCCAGATAGAAACAAACTAGATACAAGTGGTGACGCTTCCAAAGAACAGTTGTTAGCTGCTCGGTATTTAACACCTCAAGGAACTACGTTAGAGGAAACTGAAGTAGAGAAGACTTCGTTAAAGAAACCCACAGTAGAGGAAGAATCTACAGTCTCAGTTGAAATGAATAAAATGCTAGAAGAAAATAAATCTCAGGTTAAAGTAGATGCCACTCCTTCTTTTGAGGATGGACTGTTTGACTGGTTTTCTAAGAGTGAAGGTACTGTTACGGCAACTGTTAATGGGGTAGTAACATATCCGTATGGTGTGGAAGAGGGTAAGTTCCAAGGCATAGACAGAGAAGCTTATAAGAATGAAGACGGAACATATAAGGACAGAGAATTTGCTATAGCTGTATGGGGTAAGCATAAGATTAAGTTAAAAGAGAATCATCCTCAGTGGGACTCATACCCATTGGGGGTTAGAGAAGCTTTATCTAGCTACAAATGGAACTATGGACTAGGTAAGAATGTTGTGGCATATGCAGTAGCCGCAGCTAAAGAGAAAGACCCTGTAAAACAAAAGGCTCTGTTTAAAAAGTCAATGACTGCTATGCTGGATACCTTTGGTGCAACGGACAAAGCTAAGGGAGAGGGGCTTAAGGGGGCTATGACAGGTCTAGTTGCTCGTAGGGCTAATGATTATAATAGAGCAGCAAAGGATTTAGGTTACCCTAAAATTGCTATGTACTCCCTGAGTAATCAAAAGGATGGTACAGGGGCAGTGGCGGTGTATAAGGATAAGGATGGTACGGAAATATCTACACAGAAATCTAGCTATAAAATACACACAGATAGCAAGTCTGCTAAGGATAGAAAAACTAATAAGAGCATAGTTAGTGTAGACCTTACTAACTGGTCAGAAGCAATTACTTAAACTCCACCCAAAGAAAAGCCCCAACGCTCTTGACAGCAATGGGGCTTTTTAATGCCTACTCTTTAGGCGGTGTCCATCCTTGATCTATCAAAGCTTGTCTGACTGCCTTGTCTTCTAGCTCTACTATCTTGTTACTCATAGCTTCTTCTATGCCTTTCATAGTTACACCTGATACTAACTCAAGTGAACCATGATCTAAGTTGAAGCTAGGTCTAACAAATACTTCACCTCTGAACACCCCTTGTTCATCACTCATTATCTACTCCGTCATACCAGTGGTCAGTTATTAATTCACCCTGCCAATCATATACTATGGGAGCATCTTGCATACACACTACGGGTGTCCCGTACTCCTGTGCCACCTCCTGTGGCGTTGACGCATCCTTGACAATCACAATAACTAATGCAAGAGCCACGCCAAAAAGTATTGGCAGTATGTAATTCTTAAATAATCTCACATGCACCTCCTGCACATGCTGCCTCACCTGACAAGTCAGTCTCGTCTTCTGCCTCTATCACCTTGGTCAAGTCAATCTCGTTAAGGCTACTCTCTAACATATTGAATCGTTCCTCAGTAATGTCTTCAAAGGGTGCTTGTGTATAAGTACCTCCGTTGTATGGTAGTACGGCAATACCATTGAAGGTGTTACGATTCTTCCACATCCACTCACCTACGTCAGGCCATTCATCATCCTTAACAGAGATAGTGCAGCTTACGTTGTGTGAGTTCTGCCCTTCTCTATGCCCTGTCTGAACCCACTCTGTGTTGAACCTACGTACCCTATCCAGTAAGTCTAAAGCGTTCTCTGTGCGTAGTATAGAGCCTTCTGGAGCCTTCTGTGGTATCTCTACTACAGCCTGTGAGTCAGGGTTAAAGTACTCGTCTTCTACTAACTCAGGGTGGTGCTTGGCTAGGTGCTGATAGAGTGCTTCATTCTTTCCTAGTCTCTGCCTACGAATGTAATAATCATTATGCCAAGCATGGATGCCACTAGCTGTACCAAGTACGCAACTAGAGGTGCCTGATGGTTTGACAGTAGTACACCTAGCACTGACATTAATATCAAGAAGGCCAGCAACACGCTCATTCTCTTCTTTAACAATCTCAGCCGCTTCAGCGAGGTCATAGGATAGTATAACGCCAGAGCCAATTCCAGTTTGACCGACTCCAATAAGTGCGTCACGCTCTGTGGTTTCTTTCCATACATCACGGAGATAGTGGAAGTCAGTGTATCCAGCTTGGAGCGTACCAATAAGCGCAGCCGCTTTAGATCTTTCATTCAAGTCCTCCTGTGAGGTTATGTCACTTACGTTTAACTCACACAAATTGCAGAATTGATATGGGCGTAACCCGATTTCGCAACATGGATTCGTCCCCCAATCCTTATCATTACTGAAGTAAACCCCAGGCTCTCCCGATCCACTGGCTTCAACACGCTCCCACAACTTGAGGAAATCATCCTTGGTAGCACGATGCCGTAGGATAACAGCACTGTTGTTAGCACGACCACGCTGAGGGTTGTCTATGTACCACTCACCTGCCTTACACGCCATCATATCCAGATCATCCATGCTGAACAGGGAGATCAATGCTGCCCTACGAATACCGCCAGCCAGTACAGCATCTGCAATGTAGCACATAAGATCATGCACTTCCATTGTAGTCAGGTTACGGCCTAGTGCATTGTCTAGCACCTTAGTCAGTTGATGAATGCAATCCTTCAATGGCTGAGGGCCAGGTGCCTTACCACCAGAGGTGATCAGCATGGCACCCTTGGGGCGTATGTCACGATAGTCAAAGTCTACCTGCATCTGTCCATGAAAGTAAGACTCCATTAGTACCTTCACTGCATCTGCCCAACCTTCAATGTTGTCAGACACTAGGAACCTACGCTTACGTTTCTTTGGGCCACGTACTTCTGGTAGCTGAGTAACATGGTGACGCTGCACTGAGTACCCTACACCTGTGCCACCTAGTAGTAAGAACATAGTCTCACTAAATGCTTCTATCTCTGACACTGGTAGGTAAGCACAGTTAAAGATTCGGTTAGGTGCTAACTCTATAGGTGCGCCACCAAACTGTAGTGAACGCATAGAGGGTAATACTTTCTTCTCATACACAAACTTGTAAGCGGATTCAATCTCGTCCACCATGTGTGGGTACTTGCGCTTGTGCATGTCCTTGTTACGGGTTACTAACTCTTCCCATGTCTCTCGTCTGCTCAACGTAGGTATGTACTTAGCATACTTTGAGAAGACTGTTATATCGGAGAGGATCTTATTTGTTACGTGCATACTATACCTCTAGTTCTTTATATACATTAGTAAGAATAATACTAACAGGGTTATTGTTACGGAGTACTGCATAGGGAGTCCTTTAATTTATAGGGCTGTATAGTTATACTGATTTAAAGTGTAAAGTCAAGCACTATTTATATCTTTGTTAAAGTTATCCATGAAGTGTTGCATCTTACTCTCGTAGGTATAGGGAAAATCATTTTCCTTTAACCAATCCTCCATACATCTGCGTGTACCATCCTTACGCTTCTGTGCGCCAGGAAGTGCCACCTTCTCTGAGTGTAGTACAAATACGATAACCGCAAGGGGGTTAGACCTCCGCACATGGATGTACTTATCCATCTCATGCCGTGTTCTGAACCTACCCTTAACCTCAAACCAGACGTTACCCATCACCCCATCGGGTGTGTACTTTCTACTCTCTACTACCTCGTATGCTACCTTTATTGGCTCATAGTCTACATCCTTCATAGGCCCATCAGCAAATAGCCTAAACTCTAACCATGATCGGTAGGGCTTAGGCTGGTCACGATTCATTGCGAGGTACTCAGTCCATGATTGGTAAGGCTCTGGTGGTATGACCTTACAATCAAGGCCGCAGGTTTTACCTAAGATACTAGGCGTTACCTTGCGGTGCTTAGGCTTCTTTGCTTTCTTAGCAGGGTATCTCATTCTAGGTTATCCAGTAGCTTATTAATGTACCAACGGCACTTCTCTAAGTTAATACGTGCATCCTGTTTCCTGTTAGCCCTCCATGTGTACTTGATTGCGTTACCCTTACAGAACCCTTGAAACTCTTCTGCACTTAATGCTGACTGTATAGCATCAATGCATTCTATTGTACCCTCCCCCTCTGACTTGTAATGGTTAGGATGATTAACTATATCTTCTAGCACATCATCAAGACTATTCACATCTAACGTAGGTGTGTGCAGAACATCCATATCAACCTTCCCCCTCACACTTGGTGTTAAAGTTAAGTGTTATAACATTACCAATCTTGCTGGTTACCTTATCCTTAGCATAAGTTGAAGGACGTTCTTCCTCTGCTAATACCGAAGTACCTAAGCCCTCTTCCTCTATTAGGGCATGAGTGTAGTCTTCTAGCATGGTATCAAAGTCAGGGTTATCATTACAGAATGAGAGTAACGAAGCCATCTTGTATGCTAAGAACATGTACCGAGCATGGGTATCATCCGATATATTAGGCATGAGGTTACTGAACACAGAAACTTCCATAGTGCCGTAGGATTCATCATCCTCCGTACCTTCTGTAGGACGTACTAATACACCGAAGTCATTCTCTGTCATGTCAATCATGCTGCTTCCTCTACTATGTGGATGTAGTTAACCATTGCAGGAACCTTAGCCTTTGATGGTATGGATGGGCGTTCTACTAGAGTATCCCAACACTTGTACTTATGTTGACAGAAGCCACACTCAATGCCTAGCTTTAGGTTACCTGTCTCTACCTTGCGGAATGTTTCTTTGATAGGCTCATAACATCTTTCAAAGTCTTCCCCATCTACTATACGATTAGCCTTAGCCTCTAGTATATCTAACTCAGCTTGCATATCAATGCCGTCAGCAGTTATAAACTTGAACTGACCATTTGCTTTGTTGATAACTATCCAACCACCTGCGTCTAAGTCTAATGCCCTACTGTACCCTACTAGCTGCCCAACATAACCAAAAGAGTCATGTGCTTTAACAGTAGCAAAGTCTATCCACTTGTTAGTGTATGCCCAAGGACTACAGGATTTAATATCCCATACAGCACCATCAATGATTAGGTCAGGCGTACCATTGATTACATGCTTACCTAAGTTTAACTTTAAGTGTTCACCATCCTGCCATATTACACCAGCCTCAGTGAGGATACCTTTCATGATCGCTTCCACAAGATCACCGAGGATCATGTTAATTAAGAAGCTGTTGGGAAATGGTAAAGCATCTGTTGGCTGGTTCTTATCAAACCAAAGCTGGCAATAAGAACGACCTATGTTTGACATACGCAATCTAAAGTCTGGATTACGTGAGTCTACGAGTTGCTTTTCTAACGCTAATTTAACATCGTTAACCATGAAGTCAAGGACAGGGCGGCTCATGCCACCCTTCCCTGCCACTACACTATTAAGATATTTTTGTACCATTAATTCGTGTATGTTCATGTTTACTCCACATCTATAAACTCATTAACTAGACTTTCATCTGCACTGTTCAAAGTCTCTACCGCTTTGGCAGTGAACTCTGAGTTGATGTAGTCATTGTACTGAGTGATCCACTCGTTACTGTCACGGAACATCTGCATAAGATGCTCAGTAATGGGTAAGTCAGATGCCCAATCAACGTCTACCTCAGGTACAAAGTAGGACTGACCATTATTCATCTTGCGTTCTAGCCCCTTCACATTAATACTATGCTGAACAAATGAACGACCTTTATCAAATAGCCGTTTGAACATGTCCTCAAAGGTCTTGAATGCCTCACGATTATCTACCTCCCATATGAATGGTGTAGTAGGTACATCAATAGGGTCACCCTTCTCGTTGACTGCCCCAACCATATCAATCTCGCCAAACAATACACGTACACGCTTAACGGACTTGATAAGATCCTTAGTTTCCTGTGGTACTGAGTTCCAATCCTCAATGAAACCATTAGGCTTACCACAGTTGAAGCCACCATCAGTGTCCTTTAAGTCTGCGTTAAGATCATCATTCATTAGGGTCTTAACATAGCGGCTGTTAGCAGGGTCAGATATGTAACGCTTGTACATAAGACTCTTAACGAAGAGAGCTAGGTTAGCCTCTGGTGCATACGCAAATGATCCGTCTGGCATCTCCAAACGATACTGCCCTGCCTCCACTACCTCCATCTTTTTCTTCTTGCCATCAATATCAACGACACCCATCAGTGGTGTATGCCACATGCGTAGACGAGGTAGTTTGTTCTTAGAACCACCTCCCTTTGACATGTTGGACATACCTGTTAGGCGCATTAACTCTTCTTGACTTACTTGATTCAAAGCTACTTCACTCATACTACATTCCTCTTTGCTATTAGCAATCTACTTGATCTAACCAATTGTTTCCCATCTTAGCTTCTAGGGTTAGAGGTAAGTTAAAATCAATATCCCACAGCGTATTTACTGTGCTTACTAACTTACTCTCTACTTCCACTACAACAGCAATCATAGCTGCTTGCTCGTCAGGGTGTACATCTATCACCATACTATCATGTACTGTATTAACTATGCAAGATATTAGCCCTCTTTCTTTCATGGTTTCCTCCATCATCAGCAGTGCAACTGGCACTATATCTGCCGTAGCAAATGACTGAACTGGATAGTTCTTAATCATGGTAAAGTTTGTAACAGTACCATCACGCCTTCTTGACACATCAGGAAAGGCAAACT